AAGTTTGCTTATGATCAAAAGGTTGCCGAACTCCAATCCAAGGAAGGGTTAAGTACTGAGTGGATTAATCAACAAGCAATTGAAGCAGGTGACCGAGCAATACGAGATATATTCGGAAGTGGTGATACTAAAGACGCTGCAGCTATTCAACGAGCAAGAAATCCATTAACGCAGTTATTCGTTCCATTTTACTCATACGCAAACACTCTATACAACATTATTGCTGAAGGGTGGTATGCAGGAAAAGATAAAGGGGACTGGACGCAATTTGCACGAATGCTATGGTGGACAGTTGTATCGCAAGCAATTGGCATGGTAATTTATAAAGCCATGACAAATGGTGACGACGATGATCCAGAATCTATTGCAAAGTCTTTTGCCGAAGAATTTGTACAACAGGGAACCATGGGGATTCCATTAGTACGTGATATATCTAATATGGGTATGAAATTCATTCTAGGTGAACGCCCATACAATAAAGGCAATACCGTCATGGGATTAAGTATCTTTGAAAAATTATGGGATACAGGTCAAGCTATTTCTAGTGACAATAAGGATTTTGTAGATGTAGGTCGTTCGCTAAGCCAAGTTTCAAACCGTGTAACTGGGTTTAGTGATACCGTAACTGATGCCTTCTGGACATTGTTGCGTGTAGGATTAACTGATACGGATGCCAAGATTGAAGATGTATTCATGTCGATTTTGTTAGACAAGCGTTTAAAGACTAAAAAAGAAAAGAAGAAGAAACAATAAAAGTAAGGACTACCTAATTGTGGGTAGTCCTCTTTATATGCAGAAAGGCGGGATATTGTGATTCCACAAGTCAACAATCCAACAGTTCAATACCAATGCGACGGGGTGAATAAGACTTTTATTTGGCCATATGACTTTAATGATATTAAAGACGTATCAATCATCCTAATTGATGGTGATGGTAAACAATTTAAGCAATCAGGAAATATTGCATATGACGCACAAAATAAAACGCTGACATATCCAAGTGTAGGTGATCCGTTGCCGGCTGATTACAAAGTCATATTGATTAGACAAACCCCAATTTCTCAGACCACAGAACTTGCCAATAAATGGCCGTACAACCACATTGAAAATATGAGCGATAAAGTTATTTTGATTCTACAAGAATTAAAAGAACAATTAGACCGTACGTTGCAAATTCGTGTAGGTGCCGATGAAGATCCAAATCAAGTTACACGTGATATTGTCGATAACTCCATTGAGGCGGCTAAAAAAGCAATTGCAGCTGCATTAACTGCAGAGACTAAAGCAAACGAAGTGCAAGACAATGCAACAAAGCTAACAGCCATTAATGATAATATCAATGCATTATCTCAAACGGTGGATGATAAATTGGCGACTGCAAATACAGCTCTTATCCAAAGTGCTGATACATTTGAAAAAACCCAAGTACTTGCAGATAATACGAAAGCATATGCTGCGCAGGCAGAATCGAATAAGAAACAAATTAATGATTTAGTATCTAAAGCAGACACGATTAAATCAGACATCGATAATAAACAAATCGCAAGTACAGGTAATGCTAAAAAGGCGGAAGATGCTGCTAAGCGTGCTGAAATAGCAGCATCGAAAGCCGAGGAAATTGCAGTGCCGGGTGGCAAAGGAATTGTAACTAAAACAGAAGCTGATGCTAAATACATTGGAAAAGAATCACTAAATGGTATTGTATCGGTTAAAGACTTTGGTGCAGTTGGTGATGGTGTAACAGATGATACGGCTGCATTTAAACGAGCTAATGATAATCTAAAGAATAAAATCTTATTAGTGCCAAATGGGCAATATAAACTGACTGAACACTTAACTTTTAATACAGTAGGTTCTGTCATGGATATGGGCGTATATACCAACATCAAGCCATATTATCCAACAGAAACACCGATGCTAAAAGGTGCATCTAATATCGCATTTGTGAAAAACATTACGTATGATGCGGAAGTAAATCAATGCCAAGGGTTTACCTATAACTCTAAAAAGAATGTATTTGTACTTGCCTGTATTAATGGTGAAGGTACTAATCAAATTCTTTACGAGCTTAACCCAGACACTTTTGAAAAAGTAGGTACCTATAAATTTACGGATTCTGAGCGTCTAGGGCATTGTAATACGATGACATACAATCGGTATACCAACAAGATATACATTGCCAATGGGCTTAAAAACGGCAATAATTTGACGGTTATCAATGCTGACACTATGGCAATCGAAAATACTATTACATTACAAGAAAAGGTATTTAACATTGACTATGATCATATTACGAAAACTTATGTATCCATTGTCCCTATCGCAGGCAATCAACGAGTTCGGACAATCAATCTATACAATGATGACTTTAAAAAGCTCAAGACTTATCAAGTAGATTATATCTATCCGGACATGAATAATAACGGCGCCTTTATGTTAAATGGTGCCATCATGTCCGCAACGCTAGGAAGTCTTGTTGAATGCACGCCGTTCGGAACGGTTAAACAAATAATTGAAATTAACCGTGAAACCGAAATTGAAGACATCGCTTACTATAATGGCAAGTTCTATTTTGCTGTGCTTACTCAAAAGCCTAATAAACGTCACCAAGTAGATATATATGTAGGCGACCCCAATTACGATTTTGAAAATTCCATCAATATGCAACGATTGAAAAACCTTGATTACTTAGGCCTTAGTGGTGGCAAGATGAAAGGTCCAATCATCATGCCCAATAATACATCTGTGCAAGTAACAGATACAAACGGCGCAGCACATCATGCGGTTAAGATGTCTACTGGCAATAGTATGGAATTTGGCATGAGTGATAACCGTACCGTATTTCTCGGCACATCGTTAGGCTACTACGACAAGAACAAAAACAAAACTTTTAAAGTATTAACTGAGGACGATGTATCCGGTACCAATACTGGCGGACTAATGTTAAAAGAAGATGCCGAAAAAACGTATGTAAAGAAAAGCGGGGATACCATAAATGGTAATTTAGTTGTAGATATTATTAGTGGACCTAAATACAACCCTGACGATTTTGTAAAATCTCCATCAAAATTTACTGGACTAAAAGTTGGTGAGGCTAACGAGGTTATGATTGGTGGGAGAAAATGTTGGGGCACATGTATTTCTATTCCTTGGAGTAATTCTAATGATAATCGTGTATTAGGGTGTCAACTATATTTCGCAAATTCAAACGACATGTATATACGGTTTGATAATGATTCATCTGAATTTCCGTTAGAATGGCGCCGAGTTGCTACATTCAAATTAAATGGACATTTATTATTTGCAAACGGTGCAGAATTGTGGGTGGAATAATGGCAGTTATCAAAACCAAGACACCTAATGGGCAAATACAAACATACAATTTAACAGATAATTCTAAGGACACGGGTGGTAATTACATCCGTGTCCGTTTTAATGACCAAGATTTTTATGCAAGGGTTTCAGTGAATGTAACGCCATTAAATGTTGTTAAGTCAAATGGAGATAGAGGGTATGTGCAATATGACCCTATAGGATTCAATACATGGAAGTGGGAAGCATGGCATGTAGAAAAGTTTAATCGATGGTATGTGTACTTACCAAAAGGTAAATATAGAGTAACAATTACTGCAATGACAGAAAAAGCTTATGAATTAACGATTCCTACATCTAAAGATATTGAAATCACAATTACAACATATAGGAACAATAATAATGATGATTTCATTAGGTTTAATATTGACAATCAAATTTCTAGGAAAGAATTCATTGATAAGGGGATTAAGCGTTTAGTAATTGAAAGGACAGGGAACATATGATTGAAATTTTCGCTCCGCCACCACCTATTATGGTGGGATTAAATGAACATGAACTTGTACAAATATCATTAGCTATATTTTGTACTTTGATATTGGTATTTGTTGATACGATATTGCGCATCTTAGTCGAGGTGCGCA